GATGCGGAGACGATCAGAAACCACAACGGAAAGTAAGATAGACGGGTGGGAAAGCGTGGCAGGGGCCCGTCCGGAGAGTTGACTCACCCTCTAAGCGGGATAGTGTCACGCCCCACAACCTGGTTAGTTTTGAGGATCCCCTTGACTGGTTAATTCGCTAGCTAGGACTGAACCGAGTCGGCATTATTCCGTTGAGATCTCCGTCTTTCTTCGACGCGTCGAGATGCCTGTCTTGCGTTTAGCTACGCTGATCTTTATGGAACGAACAGAAGTGGAGATTCGAACCCGAGCCCTGATCCCAATTTCGGGGGCCCATCGTTCGAGCACGCGGACGACTTCAGCAATTCGCCGGATGATTACTCGCAGAGCTGCCCTAGCTTCCTGGATGCGAATCGTCTCCCCCATCTCTCGTATAACGTTGCGAAGACGGAATGACGCCTCGCTGATCTGAAGATTTTCGATTCGGACCTGTACGAGCCCCTGAAGATTCAGAGCCAGTTCACTCAGTTGGGCGAGTTCATTTGCAATTCGGACCAGCATGCGTAGTCGGATATGAGCTTCGACTAGATGCATCGTTTCGTTCCGGATTCGCCGGAGTGTACGAATCTTGTTCCTTGCTTCTTCGAGATGAATTGCCTCTTCGATGACTTGGAGTCGACCTCTGAGAGATAATCCAAGCTCAGAGATCTCGAGGCCCTCAACTTTCTCTCGAACGAGACCAGGGAATTTTACGAGCGCCTCTAGGATCTGGGATGGTTCATTTCTGATACGCCGTAAGGCCCCGGTTCGAAGCCGTGCCTCGAAAATCCAAATATACTCGTTCACTCTTTTTCGAATCGCACCTCGCCGCAATTTGCCTTCAATGAGCTGGAGCGCTTCGATCACAGATTGAATGAGGCCGCGAATCTGGATCTCTGCCTCACCGATATCGATGCCTTCATTGCGGATCTTTCGCCGAGCCATTCGTTTCAGAAGCAACTCAGAGAGATAGAGGGTCTCATTCCGTATTCGAGTGCGAATTCTGCTGGCAACTTTCGTTTCCATAATGGAGATTGATTCTCCGCGCGGCCGGGAAAGCCCACGAAGATGCAGAGCGGCTTCGGAGATGTGAGCGGTCTCGCTGATGCTTAGCCGGATGCCAGGAACGCCCGCCGGGTAGAGATAAACGTCTTCTGCTGCTCCTGGCGCTGGCCTAAGAATGACGTCGTATTCTACCACATCATAGCCCTGCTGCTATTGGCCTACCAAGTCTCGATCTGTCGTGCCGAAGACATTGGTCCCGTCTTTATGGGCTCGAACGAAACATTGAGTAGTGTTGTCAGGAGCCGGGACTGAGTAAGCGCCTGTCGTGGGATCGCTCGTTGTTGAAGCAAGATATGATTTGTCGGAAGTCTTGAAGAGCCAGACGGTACAGGAGCCGAGAGGATCGCCTGCGCTATCTCGAGTGATTCCGTTGATCATGTAGATGGCGTAAGTGACGTATTCGCTCCAGTTCTCCGTCGATAATGTTTCACCCGTCATCGGGTCAGGGAAGGCACCATACGCTTGCGCTAGGTATGCGCCTGTATTCGCTCCGCCCAATGTGTAGGAGGGGCCAGCGTTGACGGAATCCCATTGCCATGCAAGCCAATAATCCCCCGCAGCTAGGGCTAGAGTGTTCGGTGTTCCCGCGCTAATGAGTACGTCATCCCATGCGCCGCCTCCTGTCGCTGGGGTGCTTTCGCTAGTCCATTTCAGAACCGCAGGCCCAGAAGAATCTGTATAGATGCCAGCATAGAAGTTTCCTGTCGCATGGAAGTAGAGGCTCATGCTAGTTATGGAGGCTGCGGCTTCGCTGAGGGTTGCCTTCGTGAGCTTGACGTATCCCGCGATTTGCCAATATGTGACCCGCAACATTAGAGCATATACTGCGTCCTCAGTCGAATCCGCAGGCCATGTGCCCGGCATCGTGCTAGAGTAAGTGCTCGTTTTGTAACTGCGCCTAGGGCCCCCTGCGGCGTCAAACCTTGCTGTCTCAGCCCCATTTGTCCAGCATGCCAGCCAGTAAGTTCCAGCAGCAATATAATAGGCGGTCACGGTTGCATCTTGCCAATTAGCACCTACCGTGTGGGTTTGCTCTGTAGACTGCGTGAGCAGAGACGCGGGTTTGTCAGCTCCAGCATTGTGAGAATATACTCCGACAACGAACTTACCTGATCCCGCTGAGCCCCACTTGAGGCCCACGGTGCTGATCGTGGCATTGTTTGTGATAGTGATTTTTGCCGATATGAGAGTGTGCTGCCATCCTTCAGAAACATCATCCGTTCCGGCCACTGTTTCTGTCGTGGTTGGGTAGGTTGTATTGCCTGTGGTTGTGATTCCGAAGGTCGGATCGTCAGGATCAATCTCATGCCGAATCAGGTTGAATCGTCTACGCGGATCACCACAGACGTTACAGGCTTCACCGTACCCGAACTCGTGCCCTGCTCGACACTTGCTGAAACAGTTTGTGCAGATCGGATGAATCTTGACAAGTTGACCATTTCGAACGCCTAGAGTGACGGGTTCAGAGAAAAACCTAGAGCCGCACTCTGGGCAGTCCCAACGATACTTCTGCGCAGTTGTGGCAACGGCTTGCATTGCAGATCGTCTGCCGTTGCTCAGACGCCGTTCATTGTGTGATTGACGAAAACCGTCAACGTGTCGTCTGCGGTCTTATTGAATGCGGCTACGAATGAGAAGCCTGTCAGAATCGCTTCACTCGCGCCGGGCGAGGTTTTTGTGATCAGCATGGCGATGATGTTGTTTGCTGCGAAATCTGCTTTCGTCCATCCGAATTTCCATGTGGCCACGTCGACGCCGCCGCCCGTATTGTCGGGATCCGTATCGTTCGTTTTCGGATAGCCCGAGGCGACCGCCTTCTGAGTGCCCGAGATCTTTCCGCTCATGTGGCTTCGATTGCTCGTCTTGCCAGGGTGGCTTGTCACCCAGCCAGTCGCATCGCTTGCATTGTCCCCGAGTTCCGCGGTCGTGAAATCATTTGTCGGAGTCTCCGCTACCGCCTTTTGAGCATAGTAGATATCGCCCGCGTCGCCGACTATATTGCGTGCGCGAATGATTCTCTTCTTCCCGTCTTTACGAGTGATGACGGCTACGATGTTCTCGCTCAAGCCCACATTTTCTCTACCCAATATCGCGCTCTCCCGTTTAGGCCTCGCGAGTCAAACCGCATAAATCTTACTGAATAGATCTCAACGGATGACGAACTCGCCTTTGCCCTTTGCATCTAAATCGGCGACTATTCCTTTCCATTCGATGCCCCATATCCCCTTAGGCACATTCGACGGGGTATCATAGTAGTAGTGGTAAAGTCCGGTGCCATCGTGAACCATGTCTGCGAGTTCCTTCGATACCTTCTCCGCGCCTTGTGGATCGAAGATTTTTAATGTTCCAGACGTCGCATTGACTGGGATTCCCTCAAATGATTCGATCTCGAGGCCGATGCGAATAGTCTCATCTACCCAGATTCTAACCAAGGTTAAGTCTTTCCTGATGGACGAGGTTTCGTTTCGGATCCTGGTGGAGGGGATACGGATTGGCTCGGCTCTTGTACTCGTGGAATAAATGGTGCGCGTTCGATTGGAATGCCGAGGACTTCAGCTATTCCGAGAAGATCTTCCTCGAGGGCCTGTAATCCCGTTTGAAGAATTGCGAAGTCTCGTGCAAGACGCCTGAAAGCTATCTGAGACCGGGGAGGGAGCGAGGGCGCTTCTTCTCTGATTGGTTCGGTTTCTTTGCTCAAGATGTTTTCCTAGTCCTACGTCTGCGAGATCTCTTTTCTATCTTTCGTTTCCGATGCCCTAAGATCCCTTCTCTCAACTCAGCTTGAAAGGTAGGTCAATGACATCCAAGTACAGAAGCTGCAAGCGGCAGTATTCAGATTGCCGCCGCTATTTTGATAGGCCATCACTCTAACGTAATCATTCACGGCCAGATAGACTACTGAGCTAACGTGGCACATCGTTTCCCACCCTGGAATGGCAGGATTTTCGTCAGCCGTGAGATATGTGGCATCATTCTTGCAAAGGAGCGCATATCTGAAGCCTGTAGCGTTTGGTTTGAATTCGACATAGGCATCAACCAAGTAGTATCCGCTGAGTCGCTTCGCATAGATTTTCGTGTCTGGCGGAGTGAACATTCCGTCAGTATCGTAGTACTGAGTATCGAAGCTGATCCATTGGCCGGAACCATTTGGCAAGGTTTGTTCGGCGGTTTGATATGCTCTTGCAGTTATTGCAGAAACACCGCCGCCAGCGGCAGGTTGCCAAGAGGGATAGCCAGCCACCATTGTGAGAACATATCCGGCTGTTCCAGGCAAGAGATGATAATAGTAGTATGAGCCCGATAGAAGCGTGACTAGGAGACATCCGGCAATTCCAGGGTGAGATAACGCGCCCCATTTATTCGACGCGTTACCGATCATCAATGCGCCTAGAGCGGCTGATTGTCCACTGACATCACTATGCCAAGTGACACCGAGTAGAGGATGAGCAACCATTCCGCCGGCACCAAGCGGCCCGGTTTCCGCGCCGAGAGAGTCTTTGTAGTAGAGCTTGTTATCGGTCTTGGCGTAGAGTCGCACGTATGCCGAAGTCGGAGAGCTTGGCGCAGAAGCTTTCACTAGATCCGTCATCGCATGCCTTGCGATAATGCATCCAAAGTTAGCACTCGTCACAATATCCGATGAGGCAGATAGACCACCCGTAATAAAGACAGTATCCACAGAAACATACATGATTGAATCGCCGAGTGTTGCTGGAGCTATGAATTTCGGAATATATCCGGCCGTACCTGAACCGCCGATGCCACCGCCCCCTGCTATCCAGCTCATCTTGCCGTCTGTCGTGCATGAGAGATAGTAGCCAGATACTGCAGGACGCGCTGTCGGCAAGGTATAGAAATGGCTTGTCGCAATATCGGTCGGTACGCGAAATATAATGGCGCCTGTGTATGGTGAGTTAGGTTGGTAGAGGACAAGAAAGCCCGAAGCATTGATGCAGATACGCGCTCGTTGCACAACATCGCCCAGAGGCGTCGTATAGAAGAGGATGTTTGTGCCATGCGCCGTCGCTGTCCAATCTTCTGCCGTATTGAACAGAATTTGAGCGGCTGAATTTGAGAAATGTCCTGCATAGTCACAGCCTTTCACAATGACAAGGCCAAGAATATCTGCAAATTGAACGGCTGCGGGCGCGGATCGGATTCCTCTTGCATAAGCCATGACGAGATGACTAGTGACAGGAACCCCGCCTGACAGACCGTAGGCGAATATTCCCAGAGGCGACGGCGCAGGTTCAGCATCGGATCCATAGACTAACTGAGTATCGCTTCCGCTGTCTGTGAAATGCGAGTCTGTGAGTGAGCTGCTTGTAGCCCATTTGGCCAGAATGTTTGGATACCCGGACCCTCCGATTCCTCCTCCTACTCCGCCGACTCCGATGCCTCCGATGCCGCCTCCTCGAACCCCTTCGACCTCATCCAAACGATCAAGGATGTCGGCTAACTGTTGGGGAAGAATCGGTCTCGATGGGATTCGAAAACGTGTTGACATTAGGTGGCCTCCCATGCTATGCCGGAGATGATCCATCCGGTGCTTTTGGTCATTTTGTAGGTTGCCTCTCGCATGAGCAATTCGGTCGTGCCGATCTTGAATTTGGATCCTATCGGAATATCGACTCGGCCCAGGTTCTCAATCGTTCGATAGACTTGGGGCTTGCATTCATTTTCTAGAAGCGCGAGAGCGAATGTCTTCGCCTGCGGATAGGTTGCGATCATATTTGCTTGCTTGATTTGGGTCCTTCTGGTGGTCGCGCCGGATTCGGTGACTCGCACGACCAACGGCTTAATGAACGCTAGGCCATCAAACCAGACATCGAAACCCATCACGCTGGGCGTATTATAGACGACGAATCTGATCTCCTTCACCGCAGCCCAATTGAAAATCTGGAGAGGATCCATGCTCTTATAGTTCGCACTAGGCCCGAAAGGTAGCTGAACGGTCTTCCATTCCGGCGTGAACCAATTCCCAATCGTGGCTCCTTCCAGATGAGTTGATGTGCTTTGAACGAGATAATCATTCTCATCGACCACTTCTAGGAGAAAATCGAGCGAGACCGCATTCCTAATCGTGAAGATGATTCCGGTGATTTCACCCATCGTTTCCGATATCGAGGTTTCGTTGAAGGTATTGAATCGATCTCCGGGTGGCTGAGCGGGCCATTTGGATCCTCCTGGCGGATAGGGAGCGCCGAAGGGAAAGGGCATGCGCCAATAGCCGCGTTGGCCACTGCCTATGGCGGAGAATGGAATCTTGATTGAATAGTTCCCGAATTTCTTTATCGTTCCGTCATTCTGGATTCCGGCACCGGCCACGTTGTCTCCTGGAAGATAGTCGCTCGCGTTGTTCTCGGTCCAGGGGTCTTGGCGAATGCCGGATCCGACATAGCCTAGTTGCATCTGAAGCGGAAGAGTTCCGGCCCCTTGATCGCCCCATACCAGGATCTCATTCTTCACCGTGAGGGAATCAATGGTCCTAGTTGGTTTGAGCGTTTCAGAGGATTCCGGGATTGTCACGTTACTATTTCGATAACCGATGGGTTCAAAGATCAGCCCGTTATTTCCGCTCAAATAGAAATCATAGAATTTGCCATCTCCTCCGAGACCGGCTGGTGCGCCAAGTTGGTCGGCGACATCTTGCAGCATCGACCAGAGATTCTTTCGTTTCCAGAGGAAATTCATAACTAGGACAGCGGGATTGTTGGGTGCAAGATTAGATTCTATTATGAGAGGGGGATCTCCGGAGAGTTTTCGATTATTGTACTCGTTCATGATTGTCGTGATGATAGCGGCCGGGGTCATATTGTCGACGTGAATGCTTGAGACGATATCTTGGAGGGCGCCGGCGTTTCCCCTTGCCGAGAATCCTAAGATCCGTCCGGGTTTCTTTCCCGCTCCCGTGGCGTCTTCAGGGATATCGAGTCGTCCTCGAAATTTCGTAACTCCATCGATTGTGAGAAGAAGCGGGTCATTCCATGCAAGCGAGCCCCATTTGTTTCCGCGATTGTTGGTGTCGAATCGACCCATTGGGATGCTATTGGTCACGACGTCTTTAACTTCGATAAGTAGCACATCTTTTGTGAGAATATTCGAGCCTGACGTCAATGCGAAAGTTGGAGTATAGCGTCCCATTTAGGCCGCCTTGAATTCTTTCATTGTAATGGAGTATCTGAACCACTTCCGGGTTCCGGGATAGAATCGCCAGGAAAAGATCGTGAAGGCTAGATTCGATTGATTCAGTATCGAGACGCCTGTAGATGAAGTATGCACGACTGAGAATTTGCCGACTCCACTAGCCTCGAGTTGTCCCATCATCGCCATAGTAGTTAACTTGTCCCTGACATCGACCAGACTGAGCCCTTCGATTAGGATTTCCGGAGATTTAGGCCCCATATCTTGGCCGAGATCACCATCTCTCACGGGAACCTCGAGCTCTACGATTCCGGTTCTAATCGTTCTGCCGATGCTACTGGGCGGGGGACTCGAACTTTCGACCGGCCCCGTTTCTTCCAGCGTTAGAATCACGGTCTGTCCGCCACCACTGATAGTGCATGTTGACGCTGCCATTCAGATCCTCTCAATGGCGGATTGTTCGCATCTGAACGAAGAGTTGAGTCCCCAAATCGTTAACTGTTTCTTCGATATCACGCCTGGTGTTCATACTGACGGATCCCATATTGATTTGAATGTACGGTCCGCCGCCGACCATTGGGCCAGGGGCAGCGGGAGCAGCTCCGCCGGCACCTCGTCCAAGGGCATAGCCTGCTACTCCGGCACCCGCTATCCCGATTGCGAGCATCGCCCATCCCATCGGACCCATCGATGCCAAGAGTATGCGGAATGATGCCGCAAGTCCAAGATTCGCGGCCGTCGCGGTCGTTGCCGAGACAGAATATGAGAAATTGCCTGCGGTCGCCGCATAGATTGTCATCGTCTCGGCAGCTTGGGACCCGCTTAAGATGCTTGTCACAGCAGCTAGGATTGTCTTCAATGATGTGACGATTCGTATGACATGCCCGACCAACTGGAGAGCGTTCACTACGGAATCGATTACGGGGCTCTGAATTCCCAGTTCCTTGGTGACATACGCGATGTTTGCTCCAAGCATCAAGAATGAACGGCCTACACCCGTCAATTTGGGGGTAGCACGATCGTCTGCATCTAATGTAACGACGACTTCCTCCGGCACCTCTGACATGGACTTACTCCCTCCAAGTGACTTCGTGGATGATATTCAGAATTTCGTCATCACTTACGCCAAACTCAGCGGCCAGCTTAGCGGCAGAAGCCCTCTCAGATGCATATCGCTTTCGAATGTCGTGGACTTCTTGCCATGTCAGCTTCGCATTCGGATTCTCTTCTCCAAATTTCCTAATAAGCCGTCCCTTTGTGAGCTTGTCAGCTTGATTATCAGCTTGCGTTCCCAAAAACAGATGATCGGGTCGAACACACGGCGGATTATCGCATTTGTGAAGAACATACATACCATCAGGAATAGGCCCGAAGCTGAATTCATAGCTAACTCTATGGGCTAGCAATATGCGACCGCGCCGATGCCCCGCGCTAATTCGACCGTAGTCTCCGTGCCTCTGGTGTAGCCGAGCACCGGTCCAAACCCAACAAGAAAGGGACTTGTCAACTTTAGACCGGAATCGCTCTGCCAAGGATTTCGTTCTAGGTGCCAAATGCCGTCTTCATCCTGCGTGCCTTTTCATTGAGATACTCATTGAGGAAAAGCCGGTCGAGAATCGTTAATCGCTCTTCTAACTCGTTGGGCGTTGCATGGAGCAATTCACAAATTTCACCCAAACGTAGCCCCTCAGGCATCGCCGCGAAATTTCTTGAGGTTCTCCATTTCCTCTTCGGTAGGCTGGCTTTTATCCATGATTTTGTAATAGAGGGCCATGCGGATTCGCATATCGCCTAATTCGTGAAGCCCTTCCACCGGTAGCCTAGTTGCAAGAGAAATCGTATTATCCATTAGGGCATGGACCTCCTGGATCTGTGTCAAGGTGAGATCCGTCTCAGTAATTTTCTGGGTCAACAATTGCGGGTTTATCTTCTCGAGGGCTGCCATTATCTCGAAGATTTCCGTATCCTTGAGCCTTCTACCAAGCACCGGGACAGGCTCGCCCGAGCCAGTTTGGATAACGAACTTGATCGGCTTATCTCGTTGCATCCTGAGTTTCTGCATGATTTCTGCTGCAATCTTCTCATCCTTTTCCATGGCTTCCCAGAGTTTTTGCTCCTCAGGAGATTCACTCATTTTTTACCTAGCGCCTCCCGGACTCCTTCCCGAATTGCTTCAAAGATCTTGGGAAGGTTGTCCTTCTTCGCTCTGTGTATGATGTACTGAGGTGCGGTGCCAGGATGCATGACGTATTTCGCGAAGACGATTTCGCCGTCAGCCTCGAAGCGCAGAGCCCTCGCTGTTCGAGGGAGAATAAAGTGGGGCATGGATCCGTATTCTATTGGAGCCGCGTGAGGTGATCGGGATCCGAAAATGAATGAAAGAGGACCCCGTTTCTCGTAGAATATGCTTTGAGCGTAAGCGCCCGTTTTATGTGGGGCGATGGATTGGGCATACTCGACGGTTTCGCGGATTGCGTCTTCAAATTTCGGGCTGACATGTTCGGCGATGTCAATTGATTCTAGATATTGTCGCCATTCGTCTATGCCGGTGGCGGTGATTGAGAGTTCAACATCGGGCATCTGGGAATCCTGCTCATGTAGGAACCGCGAGCATGGTTCCGGTTAATCGAGCCCGCACGACTCCTTCGCCTGCGCCAGGGCCTACTCGTTCGAACCGATTGATCTTAACAGACATCGTAGTTACGACTTGGCCGGGGGTCGAGCTCGTATCTTTATCGGTTGAAACTATGGTGACTGCTTGATCTGTCAGGGATGCAAGTGCTTTCCAGTTGTCGTCTGTGACATAGATGGTTTCACATTCGACTTCACCGTGGAATGTTTCATGGATTACTCGGGGAATATCTGTTCCACAGACAGGTTCTTCTGCGGTTTTCTTGCCCCATGCCATTCGCCAATTCTTCGCAGCGGCCATGATGACATTATTCACGCTAAGAATAGCCTGCTTAGCTACGCATTCTTTTCCGGCGGCACCTACCATTCAGATCATCCCTGTATAATTGATTCCCCTGTGTGCGAGCCGTTCCATTTGGCGTAAGCGAGTCCTGTCTTGTATTTCTCGCAGAGTTTCTTGAGGATCTCGAGCAGCGCCTTTTCTTCTTCAGGTTCGGCTATCTGGCCTGCCATCGCAAAGCTGAAAGTCAAATCACATCGCCCTGAATATTTCGTCTATCCTTTTAGGTCTTTATGCATAGACCAAGCGTTTTAAAGAATAGAGCTGAGAAAGACAAGAAAGCTAGAGCATGAATCGTATGCCTCTCGGAGAACGATTCCGGTCTAAAGTCCAGAAGACAGACGGTTGCTGGCTCTGGACTGCTACCCATACGCGGAAGGGCTATGGACTATATTCTCTCAAGTATGATACCCAAAGAAAGGGCGATCCCCATGTCAAGGCGATGGCTCATCGCCTAGCCTACGAAGAATTAGTCGGGTCAATTCCCAAGAATATGTTCGTCTGCCATCGATGTGATAATCCGGGTTGTGTCAATCCGGCGCATCTCTTTCTGGGGTCTGCTCTGACAAACGCACAAGACGCCATAGCGAAAGGCAGATTGGAGGGCAGAATGATAGGACGCAAATCTGCAAGTACATATAAAAAGCCGATGGCATCCGACAATGTCCCAATCTTACCGAGTGAGACGATGCCGATGGATGGAATGGTTCTGATCTGGGGCTGGCTTTGCTCCAAATGCAGCCGCTTCTGGAAGCCACGCAGCTACAGCTTGAAGCCAGGACATTGCCCGCGATGTAATAATCCTGATTGGGATCAAGAAGTCTTGCCGAGAGTGGTCACGACGTCATAGCCGAGCACATGGTACGCTCGTACAGCAGTTGGTGGCGTAGGCCAGCGATCTTCTGTCTCATTATGGTAGAGCCAGCCTGTTCCGAGAAATTCCGCGAGAATCATGAGCTCCCTCATCCGTTTACGAATTATGTCGGCTTGATCTCTGGCGCTCTCGCCACCCGCAACGCTTTTGACAATTGTATGAATTCTTATCCGTTCCGACAAGATGAGTCCTTGGCATCCCGTCTTCGGCTCTAAACGAATTTCTCCTTCCTTGTTGACGATGATTCGTTTATTGCCAGTATCGCTCGTGGATCCCATAGCGCTCGTGGGCATTTCCTTGCAAACTGTCAGACCCTCGATATCTTTGAGAACCGTATCCGACAAGAGAAGTTGATAGATGAGCTCTACGACGTCGGCTTGAATTATAGTCGTCAAGGCTGAGTCACAGGATCGCGATTGAGATTGAGCGTCTCTTGCGGTAGAGTTCGAAGGTCCGCTGGATCTCGACTAAGAGCGGTCCGATGACGCTGGCGAATGGTCCCGTGGCCTGCGGGGATCCCTGAGCCCAGGTCTCACCGAAGCCAGCGATTGACATGCTGCTCACACCTTGAGTATCGGAAAGCCCTTTCTTCCTGAGCAATTCCACGACGACCATCTTCCAGCACGCATCCCCTATCGGGGAGGGAATGGCACTAAATCCCGCTTGATAATCGACTTCGATCCATGCAATCGCTGAAACCATCCTTTTGAATTCAGGTTGCCTAGGCCATTCGCTTGGTTGTAGGCCTCCGGCGGTTTGCCATCCGAATAATTCCGCGGAAGTCATGAAAGGCATCCTGAGCAGAGGGAATTCTAGAAAGCCGTTCTCCTTATCCGTTATGACCTTCTGCGCCCAATCGCTATCTGTGGATATCCACTCTTTCGATAAGGTGTTAGAGTGATCGTAGAATCGGACCTTGCTTACGGATATGATGGGCCAATACTTGAGGACGAGTTTGCCAGCTCCAGGATCATCATAGCGATCTCCTGTGACTGTGAAAGAGTCGAATCTGCGTCGACAGTTCTCTTCGATCCATGCCGTAGCTGAATAGATGAGACGCTGGATCTCTTCGTCCGAGCTTACGATATCGACATTGATTGATTTGAGGTATTCTCTGACCCGGTCAATTTCAGTATAGCCTCGCTCAGACATGTCGCCCATCCCTCTTCGGAAGGAGTTACCTTATGATGCAGTAGAGGATGCAACTCGAGACCGTAGCATGCAGATCGGTTCTGCAATCATGGTCCATACCTAGCCAAAATGGATTTCCATTGGCGTTAACCTTAGTAGATCCTGCGATGATTGCACCTGAACCTCCGCCATCTCGGAGCGTGAAAGAGCCATCGCTGGATCCAGGATCCACTATTATTCCGATGAGTTTACATGGACTACCATAGACGGTGCCCGTTCCCGTGACTTGAATGCTTGAGCCCATGTTATTGCGCGGCCTTCTCGATCTTGGCGAGCTTGAATTTCTCGACGAGGTTCAATTCGACTTCGAAGAATTCGGATGTGAGGAATTGTTTGATGTGCCGCATGTCTGGGCAATCACACGTGATTGTGTGGACTTCACCGGGGTTGAAGACGTGAAGGAAGCCGTCGCATAGTTCTTTCTGCATAACCTTGATGGGCGTCATTTCTTCGCCTAAGTTTGCTCGCATCTGGACACCCGCGGATTCCGGCGTTTGAATTCGAGTATCGCCTATGACTTTGATTCGCGCCAATTCAGATCGCATCTTTCTCCTAGGATCTTCTATTTAATGATGTTCGACTCGGGAATCGGGAAAAAAGAAACGGAGGAAGTTTTGATGCTAGTACCAGCGTTAGCCTTTTCCGCATTCGGGACAGACAGAGCCTAGGTAACGCAGATCGCATTTCTTGCAGTATTTGCTTCCGATCGGATGCAGCGATGCTCTCATCATGTTGCCTTCTCTTTTGATTGGCTTAGACACTTTCGATCATCTATGTTCCATCGTAGAGTACGTTGGTGCCGTAGTAATTGGCGTCCCAAAAGTTTGCGCCGGAGCCCTTGAGGTAGGCATTCGCCTTCGTGTCATGCCCGACATAGTTCTTTCTGAAAGTATTGCCGCTGGGGTTCCCTGACAGATCGAAGCCACGGGTCAATGTGTAGCCGTAGAGCTGCTTTGGTAGCCATCTGTTATCTTCGAGCAGATTTTCAAGAGCGTAGGCATCGGGGCAGTAGACTCCGCGATAGCAGCCAAACCCAACGTTCCCTTCGACCACGCCCTTGTGCGCGTAGCGGATAGGGCCGGCTTGGAGATTGATTGCGTTCTCGCAGTAGTAGAATTTGTTGTTGAGGAATACGAAATCCTCACAGCCCTTCACGATGATTCCGCCTGTGTGTCTGCCTGTCACATCGCCATCGGCATCCGAGCCTTGGAAGGTGCAGTTCTGAATAACTATGCCCTGGGCATCCTGAACAAGTACATGATAGTGCTCGGCTTCAACTGAGTCGGGGTTATAGAATCGAATTCCCTCAATCGAGCAGGCCCTGGCTCTCGCTTTGGGCGCAGAATCGCTGTACGATACCTCGAGACCGCATCCCTTCGAAAGCGTAGCAGGAGGAGTGACGAAACAGGAGTCATGCCCTCCACCCGTACCATAGAGGAGACCCGCACCGATCAAGTGAAGACCATCCAAGCCGAGTCTCTGATGAACAGGGTATGCATTACCGCTGGTAAGCAGACTCTGGAAGATTAGAGCGTAGTTTCTTCCCCTGGATATTGCATTCTGATCTTTCCGATCAAGCCCTTGGCCTCCACCTGGAAGAAGATCCTGAGCTCCCTCTATCGATTGAACAGCGTTGTCCCAATCGGAGCCATCGTTGCCGTCTTTGCCGTAGCCTCGATCAATGAAAACAACTTGATCGAAGATCATGTTGGCGTAGAGAGCCACGCGAGTATTCAGCTTGAACCCTTTCGCGCATTCTGAGAGTATTCTCCTATCGCCCATCTTTGTATCCTCCATGTATTCGGAGATCCGAGATCACTTGAGATCCCGGATCTTGCCTTGCGCCTTGAAGAATGTGCAGATCAACTCAGCGACGGTTTCGTAGAGTCCGCGAGTTGCGAGCGCATTCAAGACAAATGGATCGCTCGTCTCGAAGTATCGTGTGGGCTTTGCGACTTTCAGCCAGAGATAATCCGGGTTGAGCATGTAGATTCTTCCGATCGTGTCGGTAGCAATGTCTTTGCTGGGGATTATTGGAGTTTCGAAATATGAGCTCACGTTGAATGCTCCGTCGATTCCTGGTGTGGCTGCGCGGATCCCTTCGAAGGTTGGTTGGACCGTCATGTTGCCGAAATAGCGTTGCTGGCTTTGAAGGAGAGCACCCCATGCGAATACGGTATCGAATCCTGTCAGGATTACTTTGGGCGTCTCGCCCGATGCGGTAGCGATTGCGCGATAGAGTTGGTCGATTAGTCCTAGTGAGAGAGGACGATCCACGTTGCTGTTGTGCAGGACGTTCGAATTGGCCCAGAGATTCGCGGATCGATCTAAGACGGTCGTGGGGGTTGAATCTGTGACGGTCGTCCATGGGTCCTCGTCTCCGTCAGTCTCACCGCAGGCGGCTCGCTCCACGGAGCTGGCGCACATACGATCTATCGAATCAAGCTCCGGATGGTTGGTTGTTGGCAACGTGCCGAATTCTTTGCAGAGCGCCAAGTTCATGAGATCTCTATGAGTCAGCCCAGCATCTTCTCTCCCAACAGCCAAGATATCGACAGCATCATCAACTTCAGAGAGCAGATTGAGTAACTCGCTCGACTCCCAAGTGTTCGCATGAATCTTCGGCTTGGTTGATACGGTCGCATACGTTCCTTTGACTGTGACCGGAAGCGTATCAGATTCGGCTCTGCCTCCGCCCGAGCTGGCTGCCTTGGCGGTTTTGACACGCCAACCTGAACGATCCCAGGGACGCTTCGCTAGTATTGCGAAGGCGTTTGTCTCGTAATTGAGTTGGCCCCAGACTCGTCGACCAAAGATAGCTTGCCAGAGGCCAGCGGTCCCTATGAGATGCGGTGCCTGCTTCTGCAAGAGGTTCGCGAAGATCGCGGGAGCCTGAGATGGGCCTTCGAGCAAACCAGGACCTGAGTAGTAGTATTTCTCTAGGCGTTCCATGTTGCCAAAGAGTCTGTTCACTTGCATATCGAAATCAGCAGACAATCTTAGCTACCTCCTTTGAGTACCTTGAGGAAATCCGGTCTAGGCATGGTGCCGATCTTTGCGAGAGGCATCTCCATGATTCCTTGTAGGCCTGTCTTCTCAGCGGGTCCACCGATGCTTGGGACCTCGCCACGCTTCTGTGTCTTCGGCAAGGCTTTCTCGAGGAACTCTTTGACCTTTGTTTCAGCGATGGCTGCGGCCTTCTCCTCAATCATCTTGCCGAGATCTTCTTCGCTGATTGCGAGGAATTCGCCTTTGCGTGCTCCTGGTGGAGGGAATGGAAGTTTCCTGCGGGCCTTCTCTTCTTCCTCTCTTCTTCGTCTCGCCTTCTCTTCTTCATCCTCTTCCTCGTCCTCTTCTCCGGGTTTCTTGGCTTTCTTGCCTGGATATGGATAGCGTTCCGGATATGGATACTTGCCCGGTCCGCGGTACTGTTTCTCTTCTTCCTCTCTCCTCCGTCTCGCCTTCTCTTCCTCGTCCTCTTCCTCTTCGTCAGGTTTCGCCTTCTTACCTGGAGGAGGATACTTCTCGGGTTTGCGTGCCTTGCCAAATTCAATCATGAAGGCTTCCATCTTTCCGGCGAGACTTTCGATGCCTGCTTTGATCGCTAAAAGCATCGGGGAAATGTCTTGGCCTTCTTTCGAAGTCTCTCCTTCCTTTCGAGTCTCGGTCGTGACGGTCTTTGAAGCAGATTCGGGGACTTGTTCTGCTCCTGGTTCTTTGCCTGTTAAGGTCTCTTCGCCTTGGTTTTGAGATTCTTCTAGCATTTCTTCTAACGGTCGTTCTTCTGACATTTTCTGTCGGCTCGCCTTTGATTCTATTCTTAAAAGGCTTGCTGGGATATTTCCTTTGACGACGGTGAAGATGGCTCCAAGGTTGGCTCCTTTCTCGCAGATTGTTATGCTATGCAATTCTAGTCTGGGAATTACGCGGTAGCATCTTCCGCCGGAGCATTCTACCCGCCGCTCGAGGGCGAGGCCGCTGATGCTGAACGCCCGCAGTTCATTTCGTAGAATTGCATCCCAGACTCTATCTGCGGCGATCAAGTCTTTCCGTAGTTTGACAACTACGAATAGCCCTGTATCATCCGTATGAGATTTCCAGACATGGTTCTTGGTGTCTGAGTATTCCCAGATGACTTCGCCGACGGGGATATCGGTGTGAAAGACGTGCACTAGACGGAATTTCGGATTTGACATGAATTTCCCGAACGCCGATGGCCATACTTCGCTTGGGATTAGCTCTCCCTGGGAATCAATGACTTCGATGTTTGCATAGCCGGCGATGATTCGCTCGGGTTCCTGTAAGAGAATTTGGACCTGAGCGGGAAGAGTGAATTTGACGAGTCGCAAGGGCAGGTTTCGTTCTATGATATCGCGAGCAACAGGGCACTCGAACGGATTCTCCCCTAGGATCTCCGCGCATTGCGACATCAAGAGTTGCGGCTTTGGCATCCTATTCATCCAGGCTTTTCTCGGGTTCGTTGCATGAGCCAGAAGTTAGATCCGGGCTCCTCGTGAGTCAGGAGCCAAGTGCCTTTCATCTTGCCGCCGGTAAACTGAATCTTAAGGAGATTCGGCGTTCTCTCCAAGACTTCAACTTCCCCATGATCTAGCATCTCGACCCATGCGGGAGTATCCTTCGTGGGATTCCAAGGATTAAAACCCGGCTGTCCTTCCTTCGCGTCTCCGCTTGGAGGCAGATATTCGGGTTTCTCTGCACCGCGTTCCATAGCGCTGCGTTCCTCGCTTGGCTTCTCATAGCCTGAAACTTCCTCGGAATCAAGAGGATCCCGTTCCAGGACGAGATGGAAGAGAGGCGGTTTGCCGAAATCTATTCGAAGATCCCAATGCTGTGTTGAGGGTCCGACGCGAATGACTTTGACCTTCTTCCAATAATGCCATTGCAGGACATACGGGTAAGCGGCTTTCTGAATCTGTCGTCCATAGAGAAGTTTCTCGAAATCGAGTTTCATCTTGCCTGATGCGAGATCCTCGATGAGTATGTCTCGAGTGGTGCGGGCTGCTTCGCCAGATTCATTCCAATAACGATATTGGAGCGGAAGCTGGGATCGAATCTCCTCAGGGAGCGCTGAGATGCCCTTTGGCGGCATCCATTTCTTCTCTTTCGCATCGGGGCTCAAGACGTAGGGTCGCTGGTCGATGGGTTGCATGAAACTCCAGAAGTAGGGATCTCGGAAATCTTCCGCTGCCACGCCGATCGGTAAGACGTCACGTGCTTGCTTCTCGAGGCGGCCGAGTAGTCGGAAGGCAATGCGTCCAGAGAAGATCTTGCCGTGTAGGAAGTATTCATGGAAGTATGGTTTCTGAGTACCGGTTTGGATCTGCCCTTTCTCGATGATGAGAAATGTTCCGTACTCATATCGGGTGGCTCCAACTTCGCCGGGCTCGACCAATCCTTCGAATCGCATCCAGGGAAGAGGTTCCTTTGCTTTCCGAGTCGCGTACAGTTGCGCGGGTCGAACCTGTCCGCCTCTAACTCGTCTCTGTTTGACGCGGCCTTCCGCGAAGTCTATTTTCCAAGCGTCCGGATTCTTGAACCATCTTCGAGCGGCTTGTAGGCTGTCGACGGACTCGGTGATCACCCCAGGGTTCTGCATTGAGATTGTCCAGCCAATCAAGTATTTTGAGGTGGGGCCTTCGAATCGGATATCAAGATGAGCGCCCCTGCCGCGGTAGTGGATATGCATCATGAATTCGCGTTTGGCCTGCTCAGGCAGGTACTCCATGTAAGGGTCTTCTTGTTTCGCGGTCTCGGTTGTGCTCTTGTAGAATTGCTCTTTGAATTCGTCTTCCTCGAGCTCCTCGATTTCGAGGGGAGATCTCGGTCTGAGGACGAGATCATAGATTGCTAGGAAATCCCAATTCGGCCCGTATGGGCTTGGAGAATATTGAGTTGGCTTGTCACCAAAGTTGGCCTCCAGGATGCGGTCTAGTTTCAACCTGAATCCAGGGTCGAGCATGAGATAGAACTGTCCACGCTCGTCCGAGTTTGCCCGTAAGATAATGTCGATATCGTTTGGTTCGCGGTCTGTGAAGCCTTCCGCATGATAGATTGCGCTTCCTGCAAGTGAGATGAAACTAGGGATCCATACGAATTCTGGCAACTCAAGCGTAGGCAACTGTTTTCTAACGGAGGGTAGCCTCCGAGGTTCGAGCGCTGCGAGGCGTTCCAGAACAAGGACAGGATCCGGTACAGACTTCTCAGGAACCGGCTCAAGGACTCGCATCACATAGCCCGTGAAATATGGAAACTTCGGGTTGTCAGTTTCGTGATGGATGACTTCTTCTGCGGCGACTCGGAGGACGTCTCCGGCAGTCAGTTTCAGCGTCGTGGCATCGCTTGTACCTACGAACATGAACCATCTATCTTTGAATTGCCGCGCCTTATCTCCAATCATTTTCGCATATTCGGCGCTGATGGGGCCGACGGCGAGATCATAGTTGAAGACTGTTGGCACCTTGGTTTGGTTGCGTTGGATGACTAGTCCATCGATCTCGTATTGGCGTTTGAACTTTGCCCAGGCCTTATTCTGTGGTGCATCGTATGGACTATCAGTACGCTTGATCATGATGCCTTCGGAGATCTTCTTGTATTCGAGCAGATCGATGGCCATCTCTTTCACTTTTCCATCAGTCTGCTTGCGACCTGCGTAAGTCGCCTGTCGCCGACCGGAAGGACGTATCCGAGCGCATCCTTCTTAGGATCATCCGCCAGGTAGTCTGTGATGAAGTGGATATGGTCGGTCTCGTTGAATTCTTTGAGTTTGTTGACTCGCTCGAGGAGAGGCTCTTTCCGTAAATCTTCGCCATCGAATTCTAGGCAGTCAAACACTATGAGATGCAGGAGTTTGGCCCGTTCGGTGGGATCGAATTTGCCATTTAGGAGCGCGGTGACCATCGTTCGATGGAGGGCCTCCTTTGCCTCAGGATCTAGCATGATGGCTTCGCTGTCAAGCCGGAAGTTATCGACCCTCATAGCGGCTACTTCTCTGACCTGATCGGGCAACCGGGCGTCGACGCGGCGGGGATAGTCGCTCCAAATCTCTATCTTGTCACTCTCTTTCTGGATCTGTATTCGTTCCCCATCCCATTTGACGTCCACGAGCACCTTAGTTTCAGGATCCTGAAATGCAGCAATTTCTTTCAGGTCTGCCAATTCGAAGATGCGCCAGGCAGGCTTTGCTCTTTCAACGTAGATCTTCCTGAGTGGTCCTCGAGAAAGAGTCTCATCTAGGCTATCGTGGAGGGAATGGCGGAAGTCTCTCCGAGAGAATTCTTGGACAATGAAATAGTGAGCATTAGCGATGTCTTCGCGGCTGGTCCCGTCTAAGGAATCCCGCTGGCCAAGCGAGCCCCAGAGCTGGTGCATCCTCAAATGAACTGAGAGGAGCTGCTTATCGTTCTCGCCTCGTAGGGAATTCGGATTGATCTCTTTGACGGGAATCTTAGAAATGGGAGCGTCAGGTGCGATTGTCTCTAAGCGAATCTCATAAAGGATTTCGCCTTTGCTGACATGAATTATTCTTAATCTTTCGGGAAGTTTGAAGTTGGCCGCGATTATCTCCCGCCTCTGCTGAGTGCTCTCGCCTTCTCGGCCTGTCGGTTCATTCACCATGACAGTTCGAGTATGGCCTAGTTTTTGCAGGACATTGAGAACGCCTTGATGCATCGAGTGTGTCAAGATCCAATTGCCGCGAAGTTTTGGCAGAAGTTTGAACAGCCTCACAAGGATCTTCGAGCTCTCCTCCGGGCCTGTTCCAACGTAATGCTGTTGTATCTCTCCAAAGTAGGGCGGATCCAAGAAGAAGAGGGTGCTGGCGGAATCGTATTTTTTCATCACGATTTCAAAATCTTCTTGTAGAATCTGCACATCCTGCAATCTTTTCCGGTAGAGGTCTCTTCGATCAAATAGTTGAGGAGGGAAGCCAGATCCACGCTCCTTCGCTGAAGCTTGAGAGTAATTGCCAGGACCAGTTGTGCCTCTGTATCCGAACCGCATTAGATACAGGATCCTGTAGAGTTGGTCTAGGCGCTCTTTTGGCTGAGATTCCTGAAGCTTATTCCATCGCTCTTTGGAAGGCCGCCATTCCCTTCTCGACAGATTATTCCAATCCTCTTCTGGTCCATTTCTGAGAAATCGCAGGATCCTCACATAATCAGGACTCAGATCGTTCAAGATCTCTTTCCCGACTCGGGGTTTGGCGAGAAATACGGATGCCATTCCGCAGAATGGTTCGCAATAGGTCGCATGTGTAGGCATCAGTTTGACTAAGAGGAATTTCAATCGTCGTTTGCCAGAGGGATGCTGTATCGGCGCGGGCAAACGGTCTTCTGTGATATCGAGTTTCAGCAGATCCATCACGCTCATTTATTCCACAACCTTGAGCATTGAAGGATGCGGGCAGGTCTTCTCTCCGAAGAATAGCATCGCCGCGGCCTGGGGATTCCGTAGTGAGTAAGCCCAGACTAGTGAGACTCGTCCCTCTATCGAAGTTCTCGGGGTTTTCTCGCGTAGCACTATCGGCCCGAGTTGCGCTAAGTGTTGACTGACGAGCTCAAGCGGTTCATGGATCTTGTCCGCAAGATACTTTGCCGTAGCGAATCTTCGGCATTTCGCAAGCGTCTCGAGGAGACGTCTGTCCAACTCGCTTAGGCTAGTTTCCCGTCCCAAGACGCCTCGCCTTCTCTGGGTGTCGAATTCGGTTCAGTTCGATCAGGGTTTCAGCGAGCATACTGTTCATCGATTTGACGGGTCTACCAAATATCGGTCGCCTGACCGGTTCCGCGTAGAGTGTCTGACCGCCTTGCTTGATTGGGATGACTGTGCCTCGGCGAACTTCCTTGGCCACCACGAGCTCGCGAATCTTATCATTGGGGATAAGGCCTTGCAGTCTTTCATCGTCAAGCACGATGTCTCCTATTCCCGTTAGGACAGGGGGAAGTCTAGGATCCACTTCCTTCGACTCCTTCGCGAATCGCCATTTCTCCTTCTTCATATCTTTACAGTCAGCTCCCAATGGCATCTACACATCAGGTGGCCTGGCATCTCTGGTAGGGTTTCGTCTAGTTCGTATTCGTCCTCATTTTCTTCGCAGAGGCCGCAGACTCGATCATCGCCCATCGTGACCCATGTGATTGTTCCGCGTTCTTCAATAGGCTTCTCTTCTTCAATTACGACTATGGTTTCTCTGATTGCGGTGTTGACTGTTGACCATGTGAAATGATGGGCTAGGTCGGCGAGTCGAGCGATCACTCCTTCTAGGCTTCGCCAGAATTCCTCGATAGTCAACCCTTGAAGTCCTCAAGTATGGATTTGAAGTCTTTCAGCGTCTCTGCAGTAATCTTCTCAATTCTCTTTGAGGCTTCGGGTGAGAGTTCGCGGACGTCTCGGTTTGTCATGCGGCTGAGTTGGCGGCGAGCGATGGCTTCAATCCGTTTTCTATGAGCTTTAATAGCATTATGTCCCGCCTTCAATGCCTTATCTTTTGTAATCGCTCCTCTATGATATTGAAGAGCGATACTATGTAGTCTTCGGGCGAGTCCTCGCTCCTCTTTGACGGGACCGCGAGGCTGCTCTCCATGCGTATGCTCGGGTGCTCCTGGTAGAATCGATTGGGCCTTTTTGAGTCTGAACCATGTCTGTACGCCTCGCGGGACCTCGATGTCGATGGGTCGGTCTAAGCGGTGAAGGATTATGAAGTCGTAGGCGTAGAGGTCTTTGCCTTCCCAATTCCAATCATGGACTTCTTCGTCGCTGACGCGGTGTCGCTCGCGGAGGGCCTCGAATTCTTTCCATGAGATTGGTTGCGGCGTCTCTAGTTTGATGATTGCCCAGATCTTCGCGGATCCTTCATCATCAGGGCTGACTAGGAGCACCGGGACATTGATGTTCTCTTGGAATTTGACGGTCTTGACTATGAGGGTTTTCTCGCCTTGCCAGATGAGTTTGCCATGTGGATGAACTAGGTAGAGGGCGATGTTGACTGGGTGAGATTCCGTAGCGGCTGACTGTGAAAGATCTTTGGGCTTCTTGTCCCTCTCTCTCTCAAGAATCGCTCCTGAGGCCTCAGAGATCCGGGGCACGGGTCCTTCTCGGGGCTCCTCGGTGGGTCTTCTGCCTTGACCGCTCACGATAAGATCTTGAGTATTCGGATCTATCTTGACGTCGAATCCAGCGTTTAGCCATCTCTCTGCTGAGCGCCCTCGAGCTTCCGATATTTGTGCTTCTCTGAGCTCATCGCGTAACTCGATCATCTCGAATGCAAGTTCCCAATCAGTAATTTCCAAACGAGGCAAGAGTCGATGGTTCAACGTTGAAATGATGCTTTGCTGAAACTCTTGGATGGTCCGATTCTGGACGTCTATTTGCATGCGCGGATTATTTCCGGCTTTGCCTGATTCGATGATGGAGACGAATACGGGTGTGACGCCGAAGATGCTGGTAACTTTCTCGATGCCGATTCTGAACCATTCGAGCGATTGCATCTTAGCAGGGTTCGGCATGGACTCGATGAAGTCGGCTTCAATGGGCTTTTCGCCTACCGCTCCTGTGCCAACCCATGCTTGACGGATTCTGAGCGAGGGTGCGGCGCGTCCTGTTACGGCGTCGACGACTTGTTTTGTTTCGATCTCCTTCTCTAGTTGGGCTTTGATCGAGTTAACCTGGTCTTGTTCCATGCCTTGGAAGACGAGGAAGCCGCCGACGTAGCCGGTGCTGTAGATTTCTGTGTTATAGTCTAGCATTGCGTTTAGGATCATCAGCCATTTCCAGACGCTCAACGGTCTAGGTCGCCCATAGAGCTCGGGCAAGCTCCGCGTTGATGAGCCATGTACGATTTCCTCGATTCCCCAGCGAGCGGTCGTCTGCCCTGAGACCTGCTGCACATATCCCGTCATCACGAGAGGTCTATGACAAATCTCGCAATGGGGCACTTCGCCGCTTTCTATCTGTTCGCGCCGTAGCTTCTGATGCGTATCCTTCACGTAGCAGGTTGGACAGAAATATTCATCAGATGTGATGCGGCCTTTCTGATCTGCCGGAATTCGCATGTAGCGGGGATCTTCGACGTAGAGTTCGGTGAGTTTGCGTTTTGGTTTCTGGGTTGTGGGGTCGATGATCGTTTCGTATGTGAGGCTGAGCCACCAATTGCCGAGTTTGATATCGTGCTCCACGATCGCGCGTAGGATTTGATTCCAATCATACTCATGATTTGGATTATCCAGGATTGCTTCGAGGGTTTTGCGTTCTTCAGGTGAGGGTTCTCGGAAGTCTGTGGCTTTGCATTGCGGGCATTCCGTGACTTTCGTAGCATATTCGTTTTGGCATTGTTTGCATTTGACGGCGAATTGTGCTTTAATTGTGAGTCCGGGACGAGCGACTTCTTGCGTGAGGGTTCGTGTGATCATCTCCATGACGAAGCTCCGATCGCAGAGATCTTTGAGAAGTTCAAAGTTCCATTCTGGTTCGCGGAGTAGAGGCCCAGGCATCAGTAGATAGCGGCTGATGACTCCTCGAGTTTTCTGGAATTCGTTCTCTAATTCTGTGAGGAGCTGAGGTGTAACTAGTCGCTGCGCTAGAGCTTTTCTGAATCTATCGGAGAGACTCAAGTCGGATCCCGTGTCTCATGTACGGGCTCATGGTTGTATCCACTTATTCTTTCCTGTCTGGCGAATCATCATTTCCATTTGAGCATCCAATGCCATAAGGAACATGGACCGCGATTGCGGCAGTAGAAACCAAACGGGCAATATACACAGATCATGATAGTCACCCCCGAATAAATCGGTCGCGATCTTCTTCGCGTCGAAAATCACGATATGCGGATGGAGGTTCGAAGATGGTGGCGCCGGGTCGCAGATGGGTTCGCGTAATTCGAAAGGCGATTTCGAGCGCGTCGAGAATGTCGTTTCGGCCTTTCGGGAAATGTAGGTATTCCATTTGCAGTTCGTCTTGGCCGGTGCGAGCAATGCAGAGGGTTCCGTTTTGGAAGTATGGGGCGAGGCTGAGGATGCGAAGCATCTTATTCCTCGTCTGTTCCACCGCGATGACGGGGAAGAGGCCGCGTTTAACCCATTGGGGCAGAGCTCGCTGGTACGCGACGGCTTCGATGCCTATCTTCTCAGGCTTCCAAGCGAGGGCGAGGCTTTCGACGGCGGCGACTTGGGCTGGGAAATCTAGCGTTTTGCTTTCATAGTCTAGGACGAAGGCGCGGCCTTCCTTGGTGATTCCGAGCGTGAGGCCGACGGTGGGGTGTGCGGTTTCGGATTCGCTGATGCCGAGGTCCCATCCTTGGAAGGTAAGCATCTCATCGCGATTGGGGAGACGGTAAATCTTCTTGGCGGGTTCATCGATGAGGGGATCCCAGTAGTGAAGCCATTCCTTCTTCAAATCGGTGCCCTCTATTGGGCTAGGGTTGTGAAGATATTGGCAGCTCCACATGATTGGGCCAACTTCCCTCTTCTTGTCCAGGAGGGCTGAAAGCGGCCATCTTGCTTCCCATAACGGATTATTGGCCTCGTCTATCGCTGGCAGGATAAGCTGGGTGCAGCCGTCTGGAGAGATCTGTGGCCAAACTGACGGCCATTCCTCGAGAAGCAACCCGTAGAAGTCAAGGTAGTCCCATCTGGTTCCAACGACGAAAAGACGGCCATCCGGCTCCAATCGTTCCAGGAGTTCCTTCTTGAACCATGTTACGACTCTTCTTCGAAGCGTCTCGCTGCTGGCCCAGCTTTCATCGATAATGTCATCGCAGATAATCTCATTGCCGCGGCGTCCGATGATGGCCTGTTCGACACCAACAGCGGTGATGGAAGGATCCTTCTGAGGTATCGCTCCGGGAGCACGGGTGACAATGATTTCATGCTGTGACCATTTGTTTGGAAAGGTCGGCTTGAGGTCTCCGAAGACTTGTCTGTATCGAGGGTGCGCCATCCAGCCTGTGATTTCCCGAATGAACGAGGCGACGAAGTCGCGAGTATGACTTGCGATGATGAATCTAAGATCCTGATCTCTGCCGAGTCGCCAGAGCGGATAGTTGATGGTGCTCGAAGTGGATTTGCCATGGCCAGGCGGGAGGATTATGATTCCGCGCTTGACGTCGGGATGCTGAAGAATCTTATAGATTTCCTCATGGAATGGAGCGTTTACGTAGCCGAGATGTTCGGTGAAGGCGATGAGGTTAGCTCTGGCTGCCGCTCGGAATATTAGGTCTGAGTCCTCTTCGTTCCTTGAATTTCTTCCAGACGTCAAGCTGGTGCTCAAGCGGGAGCGCCTCGAGGAGTTCCTGAACCTCCTTTTCCGTGATCATACCAGGTGCCGGCATTATTTGTGCCTGTATGATCTGCAGCGGAGCCTTCGTAATCCATCCCATCACATCTCCCAATAAGCGCATGGTGTTATTGATTGATCCGGCAGATCTTTCGCCGAGTTTATCCTCGAGTACGATGCGAGCTAGATATCTAAGGAATGAGGCCAGATTCTCCCGCGTCTCTAACGTGTATTTCTTGGGCCAAGAAAGTTTCGGGCGCTTCGCATTCCTGTTGCCCGGCTTCCCACCCGCACCGGGTCGCTTCCCGCCCCATCTTGACCGTTTCTGCGTCGCACCACGTCGCATCCAAGGATCCTCTATGCGCTAATTATCTGTGGTGCGGGACGGCTAAACAAGCCTTCCGCCTTGTAGGATCCCATCAGTCATGGTAAGATCTTTTCTGCTTTCCTGAATGGTTTTCCGCATGCGGGGCAAATGTAGTGCTTCAAATGCAAGGGCGGCCCATGCGGGTTTCCAGTCATATCCCATTCCTTCATCGGCTGCTCAACCAAGCCACCGCAACGCGGACAAACCGCCATTGTCTGTTTACCTCGCTTTCTTCTTCTATTCATCTACGGTTTCAATTGATTTATGGTAGAATTGAAAGTGATTCAATGGCCGGTTGCGAAGCACCATACTACGTAGGCTATTCCGGCGAGAGTAGCGATGGCTGCGATGATGGATCCGGCATTCAGGAGCTGGAGAGTCGCCAGTTTATTCTCCAGAGTCGTCAGTCTCTTCTCTAGCTGGAGCTGGACTTTGAGGCATGCTATTTGCGTGACGAAGGGGCCGCAGTCTTCTTTGGGATCATCCAGGACGCCTCGTATCTCTTCGGGAAGGTTGTTGTTCAAGGCTATTCATCTACGATTAGGATGAACTCGAGAGAGATCAGCGGCCCCATTTTTGGAGAACCATCTCTTTTGCTTCGGAAGCGATGAGGCTGGCTGCGAGCGCTGCGAGGAAGGCTCCAGGATAGACCTGATTCCAATAGAGCGCTCCGATTGCAGCGAAGGCGCAAACGATGCCCCAGACGAAGTGATGGATGTGGATTCGGTTCTTTCCTGGCGCTTGTTTCTGGATCATGAAGGATCGGTATTTCTGCGTCTCCGAGAGCGGAATGTAAAGTCTGACTTTCATGTAGTCGGCTAGGAGTCTGATCAAAAGAATTGAAAGGAAGGCGGTTGCCCAGAAGAGTTCTGCGGGCGTCAGAATTTGTTACCTGTCTCGAAATAGTCTTTGAAGCGTCAAGGTTTCTCGTACCAAGCGCGGATTTCCAGCTTCAACTCCCGTGCGGTGAAGGTTTCTCCGCCTACCGGACTCGCCGGTATGATGTTGATTCCTGATGGAGGGAACTTCACATCGAATGTTCCAGTCTCCACCTGTTTTACGCCTCCCTCCGTATCTTCACCGACATAAATTAGCTTGTATGTACCTTCGGCTGGAACTTTCCATGGAATCTCCCAATGCTGTTCCTGTCCCTGCACAGGTTTCATGTCACCGATCAGGTTCTCTGGAGCAACCCCGTTCCAATACGCCTTCAGGCTCTTGATTCCCTCTGCTGGAGTAGGCCTCGCATTTGGATCGCCCATCATTACGGCTGAATCTCGATCCCAGGGCAAATAGTCCTTGCCATAAGCTGGGCCATTCTTGAACCAGTAATCAAACCTAGCCTTCCACGCCTGCAATGTCTCTCCCCTAGTCTTGTCAGCCCAATGGCCATGAGGGACTGCGTGGTCGCTGTCGAAGTACATTTTAGAGACGTCATCCAGCGGTGGATTACTCATAGCGTAGAAATAGAATGTTCGATTGTATCCGCTTCCCCAGGGAAGCAGTTTTCCAAGTTTAGCAAAGACTGAGCAGGAAAGCAGATGCGTCCAAGCATCCTTCCATAAAGCAACATTGCTTGCATCCATGATGATCTTCTTACTTTGTCCGGTGAATACGTCGGAGCTTCCATGTCCGAATCCATAGTAGAAGGCAGTCGGATTTGCTTTGATCGCTTCCTCATTCGGGCCTCTTACCGCCTTTTCCTTGTAGAGGTCAATGATTTCCGTAGGACAATTTTGTTCAAGGTATTCCGTCCACGGGTTGCCTTTCGAGGTAGCTTGATCAGCCCAATCAGGTCGTGAGAATATTGTGACCGGCAAGGCTTAGCTCTTCTTCAACTTCATTTCTTCAGCGATAGCGAGCTTGTGGGCTTCAAGCATTTCTCTGCCGCGGACAGAACGGATAAGACCTCTCCCGGTTCCTTTCATCTCTTTCAGCTCTTCCTCCATTGTCCAGATCAGAGTGCTTCCTTCAGCTATTCCGTATAGAGTCAGTGGAGGTTTCTGAGTTAGAATCTGCTGCTCCAGTCGCGTGATAGCCATTTCGTCTGTGATTCCATTCACTGATTTGGGATCACGATCAATAACCCGCCACTTGCCAATCCGCACCAAATGCGTCTACTCCGGGTACTCCACCGTTTCCTCTTGATTCTCGACGAACTGGTCAGCTATGATGCAAAGCGCACCCGCAATGATGATGGCTGCTCCCGTCAGGTACTCTCCACCTTGAAAGATTGTATAGCCTTCTGTGACGAGTATGATACCGATAGTGTAGAGGGTGCCGATTGCAACCTTCATCTTTTTGCTGAGACTTTTCCTCAAATCAATCTCCTAGACCCATCGCCATTTCGATTGTCATGAGGACAGTCGAAATCTTCCATCCTACCATTTCTTTTCGCCTTCGTGCGCGGAAAAGACCGTGAACGTGTTACCTTTTACGTCTTACTGTTTTCCCCGGCGCGTTTCCATCTAAATCATAGATATAGGATGATTGCCACGTTGATGCCCATAGCCAGAGCAACGATGATGCGCGAGGTCGCTGATCCCCTGCAGCAGCCCTTCAGCGTCGTCCAGAAATCTCTGAACGCATTGATCATATCCCATTGATCATAGTCCATTAATCATATACAACTGTTCGGCTGCCGAACAAGAAGGAAACCCTGCGTCATCCCTCCTCAGTCCACAGGGCCTTTTCAGGATTGCGAGGACCTCGCTTGTAGGGAGGAATTCGCTCGGAGAGCGAGCTGATATTGTCCCTAGCGAGATCCGACATGACCTCGGCATCTACGGAGATAAGGCTTTCCAGGAGCTCGCTCGAGTGAGAATGAGCCCATTTTAGGAGTGGCCGCTCATATGAGGCTAATTTTCGCGCCGCGATATCGCTTAGTTGGTATACTACTTCCCTTGTGCATCCTGCAAGAAGAGGCCGCAACTATCGCAGTACCAGCCAATGGGGATCCACCGTTGTTTGCCTTCGACCACCTTGCGGTGGTAGACACGGTCCATGCTTCCCCAACTGTGGCAGTGACCCTTGGGGCCTTTCTTCTCGCCAAGCCAGTTCGGGCAGAGTTTATGTCCTCTTTTGCTATTGGTCATAGTATACTAATTGTCGGCTGCCGTATTTTAGTATACTAGTGTCCTTGCCAACCGCTCCGTTGTTTGGCTGCCGAAAAGTAGACAGCCGCAATGCTTCAGTCACATCCTCAGCCTTGTGCACGAGACCTCGGAGGCATTTACACCACGTCCCCATGGGAACGGTAGGTTGCATCCTACATCTGCGACCAAGAGATCTGAGGGCGGTCTGCCTAGATAGGCCTTTCTAGGAGCTCGCTCGAGACGCAATGAGCCCATTTCGGGGCCCGAAAGGATCCTGCATTTGAGCCCATTAATGGACCCATTCAGCCTTTTCGTACACGCCCAGCAGCGAATCTCGCAACGACTCTCTTACAATAGCGATTAAACTCAGGCAGAGTCATCGTAGATTTGACAGTATTGCATCGATGACAAGCGATACCTACATCCTTCAATTTGAGGATTTTATAACGCAGATTTGATGTGTCACGATAGAGCCGATCCATTGTCGGACTGTTCGGTCTAACTCGCCCATTCTTCGTTCCAACCGTCCAGTCCAGAGGAGCACCGCAAATGTAGCAAGATGGGGATTTCTTGGCGAGGGCGACTAACTCGTTACGCCCGAAACTCGCTATGAAGCCTCTGCTTTTGTGACCGCTGATTGTTGTGGTGGCCCAGTATTCATATGGATGTACCTGATTCCACTTTTTGACAGCCTCATATTTCTGAGACATGCCTACCACAATGCATAAGAAACCTATATAAATGGGTCCGTTAATGGGCTCATTGGGAAGGATCCCTGATGGCGGTTTCGATGACGGCGAAGTGTGGCTGTGAGATGCAGCCTCAGTACTGGTGCGTGTACTGCGGCATGTGCCCCACTCATTGCCGTTGCCCTCCGGACAAGTACGAGCAGTTCCGTTAGGTTCTTTCCTCTTGTTGAGGAACCAACATGAAAGTCGGAGATAGGATACCCTTTTTCTATCGAGGCCAAGGAGTCATCGTCATTGGACAACTTCAGCTCTCTTTCGACTGGTTCGGCTGGCGAGATTGGCGCAGGTTGGGAATAGTCGTCTATTGGCTTCGTGAGAATCCGCGATATATGCAACCCGTCAAATGGTGGTACAAGATACCCTTTCTGAGCCTTCATTTGGAGCGACAAACATGAGTAAGCGTGCAGGTCGAATGCGGTTGAGTCTGCAGGATCGCCTGATCCTCATGACATCGCTCGTGGCATCTTTGGAGCGAGCGATGCGGAAAAAGAAATACGATGAAGCAATCCAGATCTACGCCCTCGCCAAGCGTGTCTCATCAGAGAACCCTGGACGCCCCGACGATTTCAGCTATCTCCATTGGCGGCTTAAAGAAGAGAAGCAGAGTCGGCAAAGCCGCTTGGTCGCTGATGCCACGGAATGGCTCCAGGAGCTCCAGAAGAAGATCAAAGCTGCAGAGAAGGAGGCGGCTTGAGATGGGCCAAGAAGAAGCCCCTTTGAAAGTCGTTGATGAAACAGAGTTCGATTATCGGGGTCATTCTCTCAAGATGCGTCACTACAATGATGGAACCTGGGAGCTGTTGGATGAAAGGAACTTGCCGATTGTTCAGGGCTCCTGCAAGTCGGAGGCTGCTTGAGGTTGAAGGCGCTTTCGCTGAAGCAACCCTACGCATCAATGGTCGTCTCAGGTGAGAAAACGATTGAGACGAGGACTTGGGGAACCAAATATCGAGGGCCTTTGCTGATCGTATCGTCAATGAGCCGAGACCTGATCGGTAGAGCGTCCGGAATGATTCTCGGTTTCGCGCTCTGCATTGCTAACCTTGTTGACTGTCGGCCCATGACAAAGGATGATGAGAAGGCTGCATGTTGCCAGGTCTATCCTCGCGCTGTTGCTTGGATTCTCTCGGATGTTAAGCCGATTCAGCCATTTCGGGTGGAAGGTCAGCTTGGCCTCTTCGAGGTTCCCTACGGAGAGAAGCAGTCCACTTTGAGGGAGGCTGCTTGCTCCTTCTCCCTGACCTGGCCAGAGGATCATCCTGTGGTTCCTTGAATGAGCCCATTGTCTGAAAAGGAGACCAAGACTGAATGAGAGCAGAGAAGCATCCCGTGCATCATTGTCCGATGCATGGGGACGAACGCTGCTTCATAGCAATCAGCAAAACGAACGCCAGGCAAAGGCACTTTTGCAGTCGAGGAACGCCTGGCGTGACTTGGAAGGAAACGAATCCCCACTGTCAGAAAGTAAGGAAATCCGAGCGAATGGAGCCATTGCAGGATAGTCTGAGATGTCAAAGGCCGTCGCCCGCCCGAGCTCGTAGAGCGCCAGGAAAGTCAGTCGCTCCCTTTCTTTCACATCAGTACACGCTCCTGCAACCTTGAACGTGTCTCAGAAACTTGCCGACCGACGATCGTTTTGGAAACACCGTGCCACAAGTCTTGCAGCGCCTGTCTTTCTTCAGAAGCCACGTGACTTCACGTTCCATCGTCACCCATCTCAACCGCTTGGTGAAGACGCATCCGAGCGCTAGGAACGCAAGGATCCCTGTTACAATGAGCACGAAAGGATTCGGAAAGAAAGCATAGGGTAGGCCGAAGAGACAGCCAAAGCCAGACGCTAAGAACGCTAGGATGGCTGAGGCTAATCCGAGCGCTGAGAGCTTCCATCGAACGCTCATTCTTTTAATGCCTCTCTATGGCCCAATACCAAGGTCTGCAAGGTCCACGGTTGCGACAGTAGAAGCCGAACGGGCAGTGGTCGCAAAGAATCATGTTCGGTCAGGTCTCCTCTCTAGACTGCCCACTCTAGAGGAATAATACCGCTTCTGAGTCAGACATAGGTGATTGTTCAGACAATGTTTGTGCATTGGTTTCTGGCATTCTAGGCATCTCGCAAAGAACTGGTGTAGGATTGGTTTACCACAAACTGGACATATCGGAAGATCGTAAGGACCACTTAGCATCAAGTAGCCTCCAAGATTAGGCGAGTTTCCTGAGCCATTTTCTTCTCACGCTTGTACTTTGTCCAATTCGTCCGCGCGTAAGACCTTGGGATCCCGGCGGCTTTGAACCAAGGTAACTCGTCTTGATTGGTGCAACGCAGCAAGGAAAAATCCCGCTGGGGAAAATGCTTCTGCAATCTCCGCGCTATCCCCAAGCAACGCCTAAGCTGGACTAGGATCAGGTTTGGTCTCTTCGAACCTTTCTCGATCATTTGAATCGTAGCGTCGAGTTGGGTCTCAAGCGTTTGGATCAGGTGGTTCAAGCTCTCGTCCGGATAGCGAAAACGTCTACCCGGCATCAAGCAGCCTCCTTTAATTTACCATAGCATAGAATTCCGTAACAATGGTGTCCTTCCAAACAAAGCTGACAGTGACAGAGACAGTTCGTGAATTTTCGTTTGCTCATCTCAAGCGGCCTCTTGAACGGGAATGGCAACTGAATTGTTGCAGCCTTCGGCTTCGCAGACGTATGTTTCCCATTCTTTGTTCAACCAGACCAGGGCCAGTCGATGCTCAGTCATCTTTTCACATTTCCGGTAGAATATCACGATGGACATGGACATTTCAAGTAGCCTCCTCGCTCAAGATCATTCTGGACATTTTTCCTCCAGGAGCGCATCTACGATTTCCCGTTTCACGCCGAGGACCATTGTTCCATCAGGCATGAGCCTGGCGAATTCGATCTTGCCGATCGATTGGCCTCCGATCGCAACGGAGAGCCCGAGAGAAATCTTGGTGTCTGGCTGATGCTCAATCAGGATCGAATTGTATCCCTGGAGGAAAGTCATGTACGTTCGACAGCAGACCTTGCGTGGACACAGAGAGCATTCCTGAGGATTCATCATTCCTTTCACTCTGGATCGGTAAATGTGAACTTCAGTCCCGCCGCGTTAGGCATCTCACAGACGTTCCTGCCGTAGCAGTTCTCGCAGTCGGTCACGCCGTGATACTGCGCGAGAAGGCACTTCATCGGACAGCCCTCTCAAATCCTCTGCGCTTCAAGACTGCATTGGGAGGCTTCGGTGGAACCACGACCCAGATTCTCTTGAATCCGTCGCAGTGCGTACATGTGGACCCGAAGGGAGGAACGGTGCCTACGCCTTTGCATTTCTCGCATTGCTCCCAATAGCCCTCGCTCACGTCGACCTTTCGGCGGTACCTGCTGTCGATCGGCACGTCCCGAGAGCGGAGATCATCCTCCGACTCCACAACCTCGTCCTCTCCGACTTGCTGTTCAGTCTCGCTCCACTCTTCTTCGTCAATGTTATGCTGTGGGTTTCCAGGAGGCCAATGATGATCAACTAAGAAGGCATCTACCATTTTGAACAATTCTTTTCGCATGATGATTCCATCTTTGCGGCAGATCGTTTTGAATGCTTGGATCCGTTTGATCTCGCTAGGTGTCTGCCCACGAAGGACGATTTGCCTTCCCTTACCAACTGCGGGCTTTCCAGGCATAGATCAGACCTCACCGCCAATCAATCCAAGGCCCACCATTTCGGTTCGCAATGGCCCGACAATAGGCTACGAATTCATCGCGTGTGAAAGGCCCTTTTGAAGTGTTGCAGACAGAACAAATTATCTCGATGGATGCTGCGGTGATAGTTTTTTCGTTGTTGATTCTGTCAAGAGTTGGGCTGTTGGGTTTGGGGCCGCATCCTTTTGAGCCAAGATTCCAGTTCAGAATTCTTCCACAGAGTGCACAGCGGCTCGTTGAAAGAGCGATTGCCTTCAGTTCCAGATGAGTGAGCTGTATGATACAGCCCTTCTTCTTATGAGAACTGAGCGTAGCGCTTGCCCAGGCTGATCGCCTATCTTCATCTGTTGTGTAGAGCATTCTTCTTTCACATCACAAAGGATGGTATGGGATGGGTGGGATAGGATGGGATACAATGGATCCGGGAGGTAGGGGGTCCCCCAAATCCATACGCAAGGGACTGGTGTTTCCACTGCAAACGAGCGCACGCAAGCTAAGCAGCCTCTTTGGGAATGGTTCGTCTGCGAACGATCGCGCTCATGCTAGTATGAGATCGTTCAGCTTCCTCTTGGATGAGTTGTTTCGCCGGCGTTGGAAGTGCAAAGGTTAGACGATTATCAAGCCGAAAGGCGCCGGTGAGGCTTCCAAGTTTCTTAGCGAGCTCAGCTCGAAGCTTCTGCTCTTCCTCGAATGTTAGTCGTTGCTCACCTTTGACGCCAAGGATCCTTGCAGATAATTCCGGACTAAGAGTTCGCAGAAATGCGAGGCCCCAAATGACGGCGATTTCGGCTATGCGGTTGGTTTTGATTTTGCGGTTGTGCTGGCTTTCTAGGTCGTAAAGACGATCCCAGGTCGTTCTCTTCCATCGAACCGAGCGAACGGGGCTACCCCGAAAGTGTAACACATTTCGCCGCGGCATCATGATGTCTTTTCGAGATCTATCAGGGATTCTGGCCTCCTTTTGCGAGGGCGCTATGGAGGGTCTTTGCCATTTCTTGCGACTCATTATTGAGCCTCGAGTTCGTGCGTGTGGTGTGTTTCAGGATCATCTGATCTGACGGCTCTTCCGCACCAGGGACAGGGACCATCTCCCGTGACAAAGACTTTCATTTCTCGCATCCCGATCTTGGTCGGGAAAGACGCACCATCTTCACGCCGAGTTTCTGTGCCAACTTCATCGGGATGAGCAGATGGAATTGCGTGCGTTCCTGCCATTCGATTTTCTTATAGCGTAGACGAACTGTGGGAACGGTCAAGACGAGTTTGAGAAGGTCTTTCCTGCGAACCTTGCCTTCGACATCATTGTATTCTTTAGGATCCAGGATGGCGTCAAGTGGAATGATGCGTGGGCTTTCCAGGCCTCGAGCAGTGAGGTCGAAGGATGGAGGTTTCCGCCATTGCTTCGGCGGATTCACCAAGTAGATGTAATCCCCATCTGGATGTGATCTCTTCAACTGCGAATCGGTCATTGGTTTTTCTTCTCTCCTGGTTCCGTTGGATTGACCGTCTGTGCGTGCGACCATTGCAGGAGTTCAAGGACGGTCGTCTTCGAAGGCAGGCAGCTTGTTTGCTGAATCATGTCGGCGAGAAGTTCATCCAATGATTGATGAAGTTCGGTATGCCTCGCTCTATGGGTTTCCGTATCCAAAGTCAGGTCACTCTGATTCGTTCATTGAATTCACGTCGACGCCAGTAGACCCATCCTCGCTCGTGGAGATCGAATTTTCTGTCTAGGATTCCTTCGGAGGCTAGGTAGCCCAAGCGTTCGCTGAGGACTTTGAGGTTGCCACCGCTGGCAGCTGTCACATCGAACCTGCGTTCGATTTCTTTCCCTATATCGCTGGCTTTCAGTGGATCCTTCTCGTCGAGGAACGCGGGATTTTCCACAGCGAGTATGGAGACTTTGCCCTCCCAGGTTGTCTTATCCAAGTCAAGGACGTGATGATCTGTGATGGCCCTCACGTCAGTGACTGTTCGTCTGACGATGACCGCGGTGGTCCCGCCCTCGATTGGGAGCGGAGTCGCCGGAGTTTCCCCGGCTGACGTCAGTCGGGGACCTTCATCCTGTTGTGTCATTCTCAGGAATTTTCCACTTTCGAGCGATTTCAGTTTCGCGGATAGTCTCTCATTTTCTCCTAGCAGTTCGCTCGCCCGGAGTTCCATGTGGTTGTATTCAGCCTGCAGGTGGGTGATCTGTCCCTGGAGGATCTCGATTTCTTTCTTTTCAGTTTGGGCTTCTTCTGTGACAGGGAAGAGTTTCGCCAGGCGACTTGTATAGCGGCCTTGGATATTCTCGATGAGCTTTGGTATCTTACGATTGATATAATACGTGAATTCCGGCACACTCTTTGGCTTGATCTCGAGGAAGAGACTTGCATGCTCGGAATCCTGAGGGCCCCGCGTCTCGAGGAGCTCTACGAAGCCCCGTTGCTTCGCGTTCAGTTTCTCGAGGTTCTTCTGTACGAGGGGATGCGACAATAGATCGCTGACTCCGCCCTTCATCGTGGCATGCCTGACTGCCTCATCGAGTTTGCGGCTCAAGTCAGCGATTTCAGTCTCATATTTGGCCTCGAGACGATTTTTGATAGATGCGAGTTCCTTGTCTTTGCGGGCAATCCGCGCTTGCCATTGAGCCTCGAATTTTTCTCTAACTCGTGCCTCGACCTCGGCTACCCTGGGAACGGCGGGTGCAAGCTTCTCCTGGATGATAGCGGGAAGTTTCTCGCTCAATTGGGCGAGGATGTCTTTGAGTTCCTTAGGAGCAGGAGGCACGATTTCGGGCGTTGCTCCTAGATGTTTCGTGAGGACCGTGCCGACTTGGACTAGTTCATCTTTAGCGATGAAATCGCCTGAGACGTAGAATTGGCCTTTTTCTAAGTTCTTCAGGGCATGCGGATTCGTCGATTCTGGATCAGCATATCTTTCCGGGATCCTGGCAAACTTGCGGAGTACAGCGAGATCGTCTGGCCATTCGATTCGGCCTATCAGTTTGTTGCTACATTGACTGATCACGAACTTTGAAACGAATGCCGGACGCTGCGTTAGAACCATCGTTCCGAGGCCGCGTTTGCCGCCCTTCTTGACAAGTTTCCTAATTTGACCTAGGCAGATGGAGCGAGCGATACCAGTCTCAGGTGCAAGTTCGTCGGCTTCCTCGAGGATCCAGAGGTAAGGCTTGCGCAGTTTCGTCTCAACTGCAATGAATCGGTCGATGAATCTCGCTAAGAATTCTTGGAAGGCTGCGATATCCAGTTGCGGATCACTACCGTCTATGATTACGCTGAGGTCGTGTTCTAGGATTTGGTCCGCAAGAAATTCAGCACTCTCAGGCACCAGGGGCACGTCTTTGCCTACGATCAGAAGAGGGTACTTGTCTCGGAGAGTCGCATATTCGCCCTCGACGTCAATGATGACGAGACCTGTTTTGCCAAAGACTTGCTCTACGATCCTTCGCGCGGTCCATGTCTTACCCCATCGAGAAATACTGCAAAGAAGAGTTCTGCCGGTAATGAGTTCCTGCAGATCGAGAGAAGCTTGGCCGCCCTTCAGCGTTTTCCCGAGAAGAATGTTTGGCGTCATGCTCATACTCCTCTTACCGCATGTAGTAGTGGAATCGCTTCGAGCCTCTGCACGCATGTTTCAAGTGATCTTTGAGGCACAGTTGAGCCTTGCAGTAGAGACAGGCGAACTCTGGCGATTTCTCGCAGTCTCCGCAGTGTTTGTTCCATTTGATCTTGAGCAGATGATCAGACGTGCCTTTGAGTTTCTTCATGCCTCAGACCTCACTCTTCCTGGAAGACCTGTAGACCTTGAGGGTTCGGAATCCGTCGCAACTAGGACAGTAGAGATGCGGCAACATGTAGATGCGCCTGCACCTAGAGCACCTGTACCTTTCTTGAGCCATGGCTCGGACCTCACTCAATCATTCTCCGATGATCGTCCGTCGACACGCCAATAGTCATAGGCATGTCTTGCATGACCTGTTTCGTCTCTGTGTTCTTGCATAGCTTTGAAACCGAGAAACAGTCCCTCTTTTCCTTCTTCAACGCAATCAGCACAACGATAAAGTTCTCTTGTCATGCCTCAGACCTCAGAAGATCTCTTGAGCATCGATGCCAGATTTCTTAGACATTCGCGACAAAATGCCAAGCCCTTTGCCTGAGGAACGATCCGCAGAACCGTCATCATAACCGGCCTCGTCCGTATTGCGGGTCTTTCAAAGAACCAACAGAGCACACAATCGGTCCGCATCTCAATCGTGGGTCCGATCTTGGGTTCAATCATGTCGATACCCCTGATTTTTCCTTGGGTTTCCGCTTAGGGTACCGACCCAAAAAGTCGCCTTCGATTCGGTAGACGTAGTTGCCGATTGTATGGTATCCGATCTGACCTTGATCTATGCTCTCCATGAGTTTGATGACGGGTTCTAATTGCGAATGTTCAGGGATTCGAACCCACTCGCGTCCGGCTCGTTGGCCAGGAAGCCAGGGAAGCCTTTCTATCATCGCCTGATGTGGTTCTAATGGCGAAACGGGGATCGATGGTGAAACAGGAGGAATCGCCTTCGGCTGAGTTCCGGCGATTATTGCGCTTCCTGCACCCGTGGCTAAGATTCGTTCTGCAACTGAGGCCTCAAGTTTCTTCCACTCCTCCTTGGAATCTGCGCCGGCGGGAATATCGCTTTCGATCTCCCAGCCGACTTTCTCGAAGTCGAATTCTGTGAGTCGCCGAGTAAGGAATTTGTGGTATTTTATTTTTTGAGGATTCGCGCTCATCTTCATCTACTCGAATTGACTGGTTTTCCCAAGGCTCTGATCTCGTCTTAGATTCTCTGGCAAGACATAGCCGCATTCGCATTTCCAACATTGATCGTAATTATGGACGTGGTATAGTTTGATTTCAGAGTCCTGTGGCATTGGATTCATCTCCTTTGAGGGCGAATCTCTATCCCTGCTTTCGAGGGGAGAGTCAACTCGCAGGCTTTACCGCGTGTTTGCAGAGCCCCAGACTCGCATTCCACGGATCCTCTAATCCTTCGAGGAATTCCTCGAAGCACATCTAGGCAGTCTCCCGGACAGGGCACGTTCATTTCCGTCTTGAGACCTAACGCTTTCATGAATCGCCAATCCCGCTCGCGCTGCTCTTCCTGCTCAATCGTCATCTAGGCGTCACCCTTTGCGAGTTTCCGCGCCTGTCCGATCAGACCATCAAGCAGCAGCGGGCCGCAGATCTCCTTCGCCTCTTCCAAACCGCATCCCGCAGTTTCCATGTAACTTTTGAACAACCCATCTCGCATCTTCTGAATCTCAGGTGTTTCTAGGAGGACTTTCAGTGCGGCGGCTTCACGGACCGAGAGGTTCGCGATGGGCTTGCCATTGACCTTGAGACTGAAGCTCATGTCTAGACCACTCCGCACTCCCGACATGGTAGACGATGATGTTTCTCGCAAGGCAGTACGATCTCGCCAGGATGAGCGTCCGCATAGTCTTTGACGACCTTCTGCATCTTCGCGCGAAATTCCAAATCCTGCTCCTCCCCTCGCGCGAGTTCGCGAACCTGTCGGCTCAAGTCCTTGAGAATTTCCTTATGTCCATCGAGTCGAGCAGCGAGTTCTATGAAAGCAACTTCAAAGAGGGTGGGTTCGTCGTTGCCGTCTACAATAGCCTTCGTGATGATTTGCATGCCATCGAATCTATGGTTGGCCTTTTCGAGTTTGAAGTCTAGCATCTCTTGAGCCGTTAGTCGCCTATCGCCTGTCATGCTTTGTCAACTTCCTTGAGTGCGGCAGATCTTCTAGCGATTCTAGTTTCTGTCTCGCTGATGCGGCCCGCAAAGATGCTTCTGTCAATCGTTCTGAGAAGCATCCCTGCTTCATTGCCGTGCTGAAGCACTGTTCGATCAGATCCCATGATTCGGAGTTCCTCTCGCAGTTCCTTTAGCCAGGCATCGACTTCGTTAGCATTGTAGACATCAGAATACGGGCGGCCTTCCTCATTGAAAGCCTCGCTGCTGAACTTTTTAGGAAAAGGTTTCATCTAGGTCTTCTCCTCGAGAAGCTCTGTTTGGCCATTGAACTTGTTGATGTCACTCCGGATCATCTGCGCGAACTTGGCAACTTGCTGGAAGTTTTCGAATCCTTCAAAGTCGAATGATGCGGTGCATTTGTCATCCGTAGTTGATGTTCCCCATTTCTTCAATCGCACGTCAGTCATGTCACTATCACCCCCGGCGACTCGTCCAGGAAAGTTTCTAGCAAGCTTCGGCCTTCACGTTCAATCAGCCGCTTCCGTTTGCTAGGGGATTTCACGTCATCGTAGACGCTGCCTTGATGGTCCGAGTCATCCTTTGGCACAAGTACAGGTTTGATGCCCTGCTTCTTCAACCGCTCGAGCTCCTCCGTAGGAATGTCGTCAGGCACCAGTTTCTCAATCGCTGAGGGCCTGAAGGCGTAGAAGATTCCTGGGCAATGCGCTTTCTTCTCAGCATCGTAGAAACCTCCGCGATGAGCCAGCAGCACCCAAGTCTTCCCAATTTCGAAGCCCTTAGGAATCGCAGGGATGCGTTTGCTGGCACCCACCTCTCGGCATTCTTCGATGAATTTCTCAGGCGTGTAGAACTTGGAGCCGACCCACATGAGCCCTGCCCGTTCTGGAGGATCCTTGCAGATTGGATCATCGTCCCCACACGGTCGAGTGCTGTTTTGCCAATCCTCCGTCCCATCAGGAATGTGACCCTCCAAGATTTCATGTGGCCCAAACAGTGCCTTGGGGTTGATCCAGGTGAAGCCGAGGCTTGGGTGAATTCCTCCCCCACAGACCGGGCAGGCGTCGACCTTGATGGGCAAGCGGTCACAGTAGAAAGAAAAGCCTTCGCAGACCAGGTACAAGCCGCCGATTTTCCGCCAACCACAGCCTCGCCTCTTTTCTATGGCCATTACTTGGAAGCCTCCGGCTCAAGAATCGTGTCAACCATTCCGTAGTCTAAGCATTCGTTCGCCGTGAACCAGAGGTCGTGGTCGAGAATTCCATCTAGTTGCTCTGAGGCTAGCTTCGTGTGGACGCCGTAGACATGCTTTATCGTATCCATGAATCTAGTGATGTTTTTGTTGAAGTCTTGGAGTTCTCTGTACTTTCCCCAACCAAGCGCTGAGAGCTGGTGTATGAGCATGAAGCTGCTTCTGTAGATCCAACGGCGTCTACCGACGACGGTCATGAGTGTTGCAGCGCTGGCGCAGCAACCGTCGACGACGGTCGTGACTGGAACCGGGCAGTTTGCTATGACATCCATCATAGCCAAGCCGGCCAGAAGGGAGCCACCATAACTGTTGACATGCAGATAGATCGGTGCGACTGGACGCTCCTGTATGTGGGCAGCGTATTGCAGGCTGTTGCCGAGGTTCCTGATGCTCTTGTTTAGTTGGAGCGCCTGCGTCTGGTCTACATCGCCGTAGAAATAAATCCTGTTTTCGACCGTCTCCACATAGCTAGGTTCCTTGAAAATGAATTGGGCGGCCTTCTCCTTAGCAGGCTCCTCCTTCGCAGGCTGACCCCAAACAAATCGGTCGCTCATTCGAGTCCCGCCGCCTTTCTTCCCGTCAGCTTTTCATACCATTTGTACGCCCTGGCTTTCGCGATCATTCGTCTGCTGAAGGATACTGCGACTTGGAGTCTCCAAGTCCTGCCATTATTCACAATTCTATACCGGAATGCGACGAATTTGCCATGGCAATCTCGTTCTGTAGTCCAACCGATCGCATAGGTGGCCTTGCCTTTGCCGGTCTTACCCGTCCAATACCGGTATCGGGGCATCCTAGGAACTAATTCGGGGGCATGAGTTGCAATAATTTCATTGATCTTTGAGATCACATCTTGCTTGATAGTAACAGTCTGCTCAGACATCTAGGCCCCGCTCCCACATTTGTGTTGCAAGACATGGTTCCAGGCTCTAGTCCGGTCTGGCTCAGGTAGTGTATTCAGCACGGCGGCCGGGACATGGCAGTAGCATTCGTATCGTCGACCCGCTAGTTCGACGGTCGTCCCCGGTACGGTCACCGTGCCGGACCCCCTGGGATGACTGATTGTTCCCGTTCGGCGGCTTCCTTGATGAGTTGCCTGACTAGTTCCGCGAAGTTCTTGAGACCGCGCTGGTTCTTGAGAATGATGCATCGATCGGCTTCGTGGCCTTCCAGATCTACTCTGAGGCTGATTTTCTTAGGTTGCGATTTTCGCACAAGTTCGCACCTAGCCTAGACTGGCCCCTTGGATTATTTATAACTTGTGATTTTCGCACGAAGTGTGCGTAAGTTTAAATATCGACCCTCTCGCACTTTTCGTGCGAGGGGCCATGCCGAAGAAGGTCACGATAAGGATCGATCTAGAGGGGCAGCTTGCAGAGTATTTCACTTATCTGAAACGAAGGCGGGGTTTAAAGAACAACTCGGAATTGGTCAGATCGCTGATCAGCGAGGAGTATCTACGGCAGACCGGTAGCTAACTCGAGCTTCTGAGTCTGGCGCGAAAGTCTACGGCTGCACCGCTCGCGATATCATCAATCAAGGCATCGAGTTCCCCTTCAAGCAGGGCGATGAATCGTTCGCGGCCGCTATGCTCTCTAATGAATTCCCGGATGTAGCTGACGGCTTCGAATGCGCCCTCCGCGCGAGGATTCATGAGGCAAGATCCCACGCAGGCGCCTATTGCTGATGGATGGTCGATGAGGAGAGGAGGCGGAGGTGACTGAAACTGCCTGGATCGCCCCTTCATCCTCGATTATAATGGGCACGCGGAATCGATGGCCAAACCTTTATTTTAGGTGCGAAAGTGCGTTATTATAGTAGGCTGCTCTATACAGGCGTTTTGTGATTGGTGATAATTTGGCTCGGCCTGAGCTGCCTCTATACGCGCGTGGTTGGTTGGAATCTCAGGCGTCCTTAGCGAGGTGGCGTGCTCGTCTGGAGCCAAGCACGTTCAATGTCTACTATACTTGGACGCATCGTTTCTTCTATTCTCTCGGGAAGAGCCCGGATGAGGCTATTGCTTGGGCGAGACTGCTCAAAGACAAGTATGAGCTCCTGGACGCGATTCAATCGTGGGTGAACGGCCTCACGGCGCGGTACAATACCAAGCGGATCGCCTATGCGACCATACGTTCCTTCTTCCTCCATAACCGCATCGATCTGCCGCCAGACAAGCACTTTGCAATCCGGGCAGATGAGAAACCGGCTGAGCGAAATCTAACGCCTGAGCATGTCCGTATCCTGATCGGTTTGGCGATTCAGCCCTGGCGAAGCGTATTCCTCGCCAAATGGCACAGTCTCCTCGACAATCTAGGTCTCGTCTACATCTCGAATAATCATGCGGAGACCATCGTGAAGGCGCTCAAAGCAAACGCTGACATCGTCCGCCTCACCATGCCGGGCCGCAAAAAGATGAGGAATGTTCAATCCTTCGAGACCTTTCTAGGCCCAGAACCCTTAGGAGCCCTACGTGAATACTTCGATAATGAACGCGGCTGGCCGCAACCAGGTGATCCCGTCTGGATCTACGGCACCAAGAACCATAAAGGCGAACCGATCAAGGTCCGGGCTTTACAGGAGGCGTGGATGCGCCTGCTCAGACGAGCCAAATTAGTTCCCGGACGGAGGAGCAACGACCCGGGCATCCGATACGGCTTCAACGTCCATAACACCCGCGACTTGGCCATTTCGCATCTGATTGAGGTTCCCGGGCTCAAGGATATCTGCGTAGAATACTGGGCAGGACATCAGATCGACGCACTCGGCTACAGGGATCTAAGTCTGAAGCCGCAATTTGTCGAGAAACAATATCGACTCGCCATGCCTTACCTGAACATATTCAGCGGTTCCCTCTCAGCCAAACATGAGATAACCGGTGGAGAACTCGTGCGACTCATGAGAGAAAACCCTGAACTCATCGCCGAACTGGCAGAGATGATTAGAAACCACGATGGGAAGCGAGGCACGACTTGACTGAATTACAATGGACCATCGCAATAGCCGTCATCATAATAGCTTCTTCCCTTTGGGTTTACGGGGACGCGAAGGAGAGGAGAATTTCCGACAGAGGCTTATGGACTCTTCTAGCTTTCTTCCTCCCGATTGCGGGAGTCCTACTCTATCTCATATTCAATAAGAGGCCATCGGTTTCCCAATCAAAGGGTGATTCCTATTGCCGATATTGCGGCAAGCAGATTTCCTCAGATTCGGTTTTCTGTCCATACTGTGGTAGAAACTCATCTGACAAGTCTCAGATTGCCAATCTCGATGCGGAGACGATCAGAAACCACAACGGAAAGTAAGATAGACGGGTGGGAAAGCGTGGCAGGGGCCCGTCCGGAGAGTTGACTCACCCTCTAAGCGGGATAGTGTCACGCCCCACAACCTGGTTGGTTTTGAGGATCCCCTTGACTGGTTAATTCGCTAGCCAGGGGCTGAACCTAGTCCGCATTATTCCGTTGAGATCTCTGTCTTTCTTCGACGCGTCGGGATGCCTGTCTTGCGTTTAGTCACGCTGATTTTTATGGAACGAACAGAAGTGGAGATTCGAACCCGAGCCCTGATTCCAATTTCGGGGGCCCATCGTTCGAGTACGCGGACTATCTCAACGATTCGACGGACGATTACTCGCAGAGCTGCTCTGGCTTCTTGGATGCGAATCGTCTCCCCCATCTCTCGTATAATGTTGCGGAGACGGATTGATGCCTCGCTGATCTGAAGATTTTCGATTTGGATCTGTACGAGTCCCTGAAGGTTCAGAGCCAGTTCACTCAGTTGGGCGAGTTCATTCGCAATTCGGATGAGGATACGCAGTCGGATATGGGCCTCGATGAAATTCACAGTTTCATTCCGTATTCGCCGGAGTGTACGAATCTTGTTCCTTGCTTCTTCGAGATGAATTGCCTCTCCGATTACTTGGAGTCGACCTCTGAGAGATAATCTAAGCTCAAAGATTTCAAGAGCCTCAGCTTTCTCGTGAACGAGACCCCGGAATTCCACGAGCATCTCTAGGATTTGGGATGATTCATTCCTGATACGCCGTAAGGTCCTAGTTCGAAGCCGGGTCTCGAAAGTCCAAATATACTCGTTCACTCTTTTTCGAATCGCACCTCGCCGCAATTTGCCTTCAATGAGCTGAAGGGCTTCGATCACAGATTCGATGAGGCCGCGAATCTGGATCCTTGCCTCACCGATATCGATGCCTTCATTGCAGATTTTGCGTCGAGCCATTTGCTTCCGAAGCGACTCATACAGATAGAGAGTCTCATTCCTTATTCGAGTGCGAATTCTGCTGGCAACCTTCGTTTCTGGAATGGAGAGAGATTCCGCATGGACTCGGGAGAAGCTCTGTAGTCGAGTTGCGGCTTCAGAAATCTGCGTGGTCTCGTTGATGACTTCTCTGATCCCCGGGATCGTTGCCGGGTAAAGATAAACATCCGCTGCCGCTCCCGGCGCTGGCCTGAGAACGACGTCGTATTCTACCACATCATAACCCTGCTATTGGCCGATTAGGTCTCGATCTGTCGTGCCGAAGACATTAACCCCGTCTTTATGAGCTCGAATGAAA